AATCAGTTCAACGCAGTTTGACCAATACGTTATGAACACCATTAGCGGGTCATGGTCACGTTTTACAGGCGTTAATGCTACCTGTTGGGCGTTTGTTAACAACGTAATGTATTTCGGACAAGGCGGCAAAGTCTTTAAATTTTGGGATGGGCCAACTGATGATGGCGAAGTCATCAATACCGACCTTTTACCTGCTTTTTCTGCCTTTGGCAGTCAAAGTCAGATTAAGCGTTGGACGATGGCTAAAGTGTCAATGGGCTACGATTATGCGTTTGCGTTTTCAGGTCAAATTAACCTTAACTTTGATTTAACATCTCAACCGCCGCAGCCGTACAATTTGCTATCCACGACTGCCGGTATTTGGGATGCAGGTGTTTGGGATACGTCAACATGGGGTGGCGATATTAAGCCTTTCTCTCGTTGGCAAATGGCGTCGGGCATGGGCTATTACGGCACGTTTAGAATCAGAACATCAAGTAAAACGTCTGATATTCGCTACTATGCAACAGACTATGTATTTGAAGGCGGAGGCGTACTATAATGAAAATTATAGCTGACCAGTCAGAAAGATGCGGTCAATGGATAGCTGAAAAACAAGGTAAAAAATATTGCAACGATGAAAGCGCAGTCTACATAGCGCTTGAGCATAAAGACGAGATAAACGTTGTCTTTATGTATAATAACTTAATAGAGGAAGGGTCTATACATCTCCATATTGCAGTAGAAGGTAGGGGAAATAAAGAAATACGATGGTATGCTTTTCACTATCCTTTTATAGAGCTAAAAGTTAAAAAGATAATAGCGCCTATTCAAGCGGATAATGAAAAGTGTATTCGGTTTGCAATAAACGCAGGGTTTGTATGTGAGCATATAATTAAAGACGCAGGGTATAATGGCGACTTATGGCTCTTTTCCATGACCAAAGAGCAATGCCGATTTTTAAGATAATTTAGGAGTTTATCATGAGCAGTCCAGATATGCCTGCGGCGCCAAAATATGAGCTTGCCGCGCAACAAACGGCAGCAGGAAATCAAAACGCCGCTATATACAATCAGATTGGAAATATGACCAATCAAAAAGGCGTTGAGCAGTATAAACTAGACCCTGTTACGGGGGTGCAAGAATTAGACGCTAATGGGCAGCCTATAAAGTTAGGTGGTACGGGTGTTACCTACGATAACCCATATGCGACAAAAGATTCTCAAGGAAGCATACCTTTTGATATGTCTTCGCTAACGCAAAAGCAAAGAGATACTTATAATGCGGGAGGCGGGCTCCCTAAAGATTTTGTTAAAGCATACACCCCTCAACAATGGACACAAGAGTCTGTATTAGGAGGCAATGACCGGACGCTCTATAACCAGAGTCAAGCGGCGCAATTAGGGCTGTCCGGTATAGCTTTGAAAGGCTTAGACGCTGTACGAGCGGCTACCGACCCTGATGACCCTAGATATAAAAAAGTAACCCCTGACATTGCAGTTCAAGGCGGGCCTGCAAATACTGCTGATCGCATGACGACAAACGTTAATGCGCCTGACTTTGTTGGCGGGCAAATAGATACTTCCGGTTTGCAAGGCAGCGTAGGTAATGCCGGTCAAATGAGAACGTCTATTGGCCCCGTAAACGGGGTAGAGCAATATGTTGTAGATAATAACGGGGATAGAATTTTAACGCAATCTGGCGCTAATCAGCAGGCGGGCGCACTGGGAGCGGGGCTAAACAACTCAGCTAAAATTCAAACTAACTTAGGGCTAGACCCAACGTTACTTAATCAACAAGCCGTTGATGCACTATACAAAGCGAATACGCAGTATCTTGACCCACAGTTTGCGCAAAGCCAAGCAAAGATGGAAAGCCAATTGGCTAACCAAGGCATTACGCGCGGTAGTGAAGCGTATACCAACGCAATGCTTAACTTTAACAATCAAAAGCAACAAGCGTACACGGACGCTCGAAATCAAGCGATTGGGCAAGGCACGGCGGCGGCGCAAGGGTTGTTTGGTATGGGGCTTCAAGGCGCTCAATTTGGCAATACATCCCTTGGTCAACAGTTTGGTCAAAACGTTACCGCGCAACAATTAGCTAACGCTTCAGCAGGGCAAAACAACGCCAACGCACAAACTAATATGCAGCTTACTAACGCCGCATTAGGGCAACAATTTGGTCAAAATGTCACCTCAGCTAACTTTGCTAACGCGGCGCAACAACAAGCGTACAACCAAGCACAAGGTAATGCACAATTTCAAAATGCCGCGCAAGCACAACAATACGGACAAAATTTGTCTGATATGCAGGCGCAAAACACAGCCGTTGGTCAACGCTTTGGTATGGACACATCCAACCAAGCGTCAACAAATAACGCGCAAACGCAGCAATATAACGCTGCTATGGCTAACGCTAACTTAAATAACCAGCAGCTTTCACAATTATATAATCAGCAATTGCAAAGCGGACAAATGAGTAACGCGGCAAGTAATCAGCAACTTGCACAGAATCAAGCAATTCAACAGAACGACCTTAATATCTTGCAAGCGCTAAGAACAGGCGCTCAACTTAATACGGCTAATTTACCTGCGGTTGGCGTATCTCAGCCCGCACAGCTAGCTAACTGGCAGGGCGCAGATTTTCTTGGCGCGGCTACTGCTAAAGGTCAATATGACCAGAGCATGTATAACGCTCAATTAGCGGCACAATCACAAATGGTGAGCGCAGGGATTGGCGCAGCGGGAGCGCTTGGCGGCGCAGGTATTGGCGCGGCGGTTAAGTCTGACAGAAGGCTTAAAAAGAACATTAAACGCATTGGTACGCACGTTCTTGGCATTGGGCTTTACACATGGGATTACTTGTGGGGCGAGCCGTTCTCAGGCGTTATGGCAGACGAAGTGGAACAAGTCATGCCAGAAGCTATCGTTATGCACCCAAGTGGGTTTAAAATGGTTAATTATTCAATGCTGGGGTTAGTGTAATGATGTTAGGTGAAGACCAACACGCAGCGCTGGTGGCTGCACTTAGAAACCAACCGCAATACCCGCGAGGTAATGCCGCGCCGTCAGCGCAATCCATAATGGAGAACGCGGAAGCGCTTGGTAAAGGTTATCAGGCTATTAAAGAAGCTGGCAAAAGCGACGCACAGCAGTACGCGGATGAATTTGGTCAATATGACCCTCAATTTGCGGCTATGCAAGCTAAAACACCTGACCAAGGCAATTTTATGAACGGTTTGCAAAACAAATGGAATGGGCTATTTGGAGGTGCGAGTGGCTAGTTTATACGATGAAAAAGTGCTTGGCGCTAAAGAGCGAATTGCTTTAGCTCGTAAGCTGCAAGAACAAGGCGACAATGTCGCGGCGGGGCAAATGGTCAGCGGGTGGTACGTTCCTAATTATGGTGGCGCTATTACAGGCGCAATCAAGAATATTATGGGCGGGTATCAAGAAGGTCAGGCTAAAGAAGAATTGACTAAGGCAGAGCAAGAAAAAACGGCAGCTTCTATTAGAGGTTTAAATTCTATCGGTATAGAAGCGCCGCCCGAAATGGCATTGCAGGCCGGTACTCCCGAACAAAAACCTGCGTGGTATGAAAAAGCGGGCGCGTATCTTACAGGAAATGAACAGCCTCAAGTTATACCTGCGCAACCGATGGCACAAAACGTAGCTAAAAACGTATCACCTGAAGAAATGGATAGACAATCGTTAGCTTTGTCAGTTATTAACCCAGAAGTTGGCGCTATGGCGCAAACTATAGGCAATAATCAAGCTAATAGAGAAGCGCGAAGAATAGCCGCTCAAGACGCCGCAGACCTTAGACGGTGGATGTTGTCGCAAACTGAGCAAGGTAAAAATACTCGACAAGACAAAAACATTAACTTTCAAGGTGAGCAAGGCGATTTAAATCGGCAAAATCGCATTGATATACACATGATTCCCTCACCAAATAGCGGCGGCACGCCTTCATATTCTTCGGTGTCATTGCCGGACGGCTCTGTTGGCGTCATTGACCATCGTACAGGTGAAATCAAGCCTTACGCCGCTGCTGGCGGAGCGTTGGGGGGCGGGGCTAAACCGTTTACAGATTCAGAAATTGCTTCTTTTGGGCAACTTTATAAAGGACAACAAGCGGGGATAAACCCTAGAATTCCTGCCAAAACTCAACTTCGATATCAAGAATGGCTATCTAAAAATGGCGGAGATGTTAACGCTATTGTAAGCGGAAGCGCTGCCGCTAAGGCTGGTACATCAGCATTAGGAGCGCAAACTAAACAATTTGAAGCCGCTAAGAATTTTAGTGATACGTTTGATAAAAATGCTCAAATGGCACTTGAATTTAGCGATACCGTTGCGCGGACTAAATCTCCGATAGCTAACCAACTTATTCAATCATGGCAATCAAGCGGTGTCCAAAATCCTGAGTTAAAATCGTTTAAAAACGCTACCGAAACTGCCGTTAATGAATATGCTAAAATTATGTCCGGCAGCACGGGGTCTTCAGCCGTATCTGTTGCAGCGGCTAAACACGCTCGTGAAATGTTAAGCACTGCCGATAGCCCTGAAACATATAAAAAAGCTATTCAAACTTTACGACGAGAAGCTGATAACAGGCTTGAAAGTTTTAAAACAGGCACTGCCGACATTAGCGCTCGACTTGCTAATCCACAACAGCCTGTCCAACAGCCTGTACAACAGCCTGTACAGCAACAGACACCTACGCAACCGCCTGTGGGTATGCCTCCACAAACTGACCTTATGGCTGAAATTCGTAGACGGGGGCTTGTAAAATGACCGACTTAAGCAAGTTATCCGATAGCGATTTAATGGCTTTAGCTAATAATGATTTAACTAAAGTAAGCGACGAAGGGCTATTGCATTTAAGCGGCACGCAAACGCAAGAAGCACCTAAAGAAGAACCGTCAATGCTTAAACGGTTTATGGAACACCCTATAGACACATATGCTCAAGAGGCACAAAATTTAGCTGGAGGCGTTGCAGGAGGGGTAGCAAATACGGCTATTAACGCGGCTAACTTAGTTCAAGCAGTGCCGTCTGACAAAGCAACGGAGTACAAAGCGGCAGTTCAGCAAAAGTTGGCTGATTTAGGTGTTAAACCTGAAAGCGGCGCGTATGGCGTGGGTAAATTTGGGGGTGAAATAGCCGCAACATACCCTATTGGCGGCGCATTAGGCGGCGTTGCAAAGGTAGTTAAAGCGCCTGAACGCTTTGTCGAAGCGTTAAAATCTGGCGGCTTAAGCACTGGCGAAGCAAAAGGGTTTGTTAAAAATCTATTAGCTAAAACCACTGCTGGGGCAGGTGTTGGTGGGCTTACAGGGCAAGTGATAGCTCCTGAAGAAGATGGAGGACTTACGGGCGGCGCTGTAGGCGCGGGCGTAAGCGCGGCAACATCTGTCATTAACCCCGCCGCTAAATTAGGCTATAGAATTGTTGAGCCTGTGTTTGAACGCGGGCGTGAAGCAATGGCAAGTAGAAAAATGCGCGATATTGCAGGCGACGCTGAAAATATACCTGCAATGGTCGAACAATTAAGAGGTAAAAATCTTACCCCTGAACAATTAGCGGTACAAATGGAATCTCCTGAATTAGCGGGGTCTATTAAAACGTCAGAAGAATTGCACCCTAAAGAATGGACAGCTAAGCGCAAAGCGGAAGCGGAAGCGTTAGCGTCAAAAGTTAATCAAGCGCAAAGCTCACTTAATGCGATTCATCAAGGTGAATTGCCTGTTAGCGAAGTAAGTAAAAACGCGCCATATCAAAACGTGCGTGATGCGGTAATTGCACAAAAAGGCGCTCTTGAAGATACTAAAGCCGCTCGTACAGCGGAATTATTACGACAAGCAGAAACACAGCAAGGGGCAATACAGCAGCAAAAACAAGCGTTAGAAGGAAGCGTTGCACAACCTGCGCAACGTCCGCTTGGCGAAGCTATTATAGGGCGCAAAGAAGCGCTTGAAAGCCAAGCTAAAGCGGCGGTAAGCCCGCTATATCAACAGGCTTACGATTTAGCGCCTGCCCCTTTTAGCTTTCAACCTTTACTTGATAAAGCAGAAAAGATTAAAAATAAAGTTTCTACTGCTATTGACCCTAAAATTGCACCTAAAGTTCACGAAGCCTTAGACGTGTTTAAAGCTAAAGAGAGTGAAGCGCCGATACTATTAGACGCTAAAGGTAGGCCAATGAAGCCCGTATCGGCGGATTTACCTTATGGTGGAACGCTACAAGATATTCATGCTTTACGGTCTGCCGTGTTAGAAGATATTAGAAGTATCGAAGGAAATTCTGACACTAGCGCTAATCTGACACGCGCTAATTTATATAAGTTAAAAGAAGGTATTGACGCGTCTATAGCTCAACACGCGCCAGAAGAAGCAAAAGCTATGTTTAATAAAGCCAATGAGCTTTATAGAACAACAGTAGCGCAACCGTATCGTGAGGGTATGGTAGATAAGCTAACGCGTGAGAATACGCTTGCTCGACCTCAAATTAACCCTTCTGAGGTAGCCGATAAGTTTCTTCACCCTGACCATGCAACTGACTATATGCGGGCGTTTGGCAACGACCCAGAAGCAATGCAGGTGATTAAAACCGGCGTTGAAGGTAAGTTTAACAATGAGGTTGTGCAGGGAAGTAAATCACCTGAAAAGTTTTTAAAAGATAATCGTGAAGCGTTGGCAACGTTAGATTCTACGGGTCTTGGTATTCAAAATAGACTTGTTGAAATTATGCGCGGCATGAAACAGGTTGAAGGAAGTCAAGCGGCGCTTGGCGAACAAGTTAAAGCAATCCCTAAAGTAGTAGATGAATCGGTTGCAAACCAACAGCGCATTATTGGCAAATCAGCCAAAGATTTAAGTGGTGCAACTGATGCGGAAAATTTAGCTAAAGTAGCGGTTAACGCTGACGCTCGCGTAATGGGGCGCATATTGCACAAATTAACACCTGAAGCTAAACCCGAATTGGCAAAGCAAGTCATCAATAATGCGTTTGAGCCTATCACAGCAGGCGTTGAAAATGCAGGCGCTAAAACGGCTAAAGCGTTAGAAAACTCGCGTATCGCGGTAGCACTAAAAGCGACTTATGGTAAAGAAGAAGGCGCGGCTAAATTGGCAGATTTTAAAGAAACCGCTAATATTCAGTCATTAATAGAAAGTGTTAAGAAAGAAGCGCCCGCGCATCCTTATGATACCGCACAAGCGTTAGACAATTTGACTGAAGGTAAACCACAGGTAAAACGTGCAGTAGAAGATATTTTATCTACGCTTAGCGACCAGCGGAAATTTGCTGAATTGGCGTCTAGCGGACGTAAAGCAAAAGAAGGAACAATTAAAATGGCGACTGAAGCTACGCCGACGTTACCTTTTTCGTTAACTGAAGGCTTTTCGTTAGTTAAATGGATTCACACTTCTTTATTAAAATCAGCAGACGCTAAACTTGCAGATAAAATTTCTAAAGAATTGATGTCGTCAGAAGCGTTTGCTACTGCGCTAGAACGCGCTCAAAAAGCTGAGGAATACGCAATTCCCTCTGCTGCTATAGAATATGGTAGAATTCTTCCACGCACTGCTGCTGGCGCAGTCACCTCAATAACAGGAGAAAAATAATGCCTTTTAACGGCTCAGGAACATACAGTCTACCCGCTGGCAACCCCGTTGTCACCGGCACAACGATTTCTTCGTCAACGACAAACAACACCAATACCGACATTGCTACAGCGCTGACAAATTGCTTGACGCGTGACGGTCAATCTACGCCATTGGCTAACTTGCCAATGAACGCTAAGAAACTCACAGGTCTTGCCGCTGGCACGTCTGCGGGGGACAGTGTACGCTATGAGCAATTAACAGCCGCTGCTGCACTGTTTCTTCCGTTAGCTGGCGGTACGATGACAGGTAATATCGTCTTCAATACAGGTCAAACTATTGCAGGCTATGTTCCGTTAACTGGCGGTACAATGACGGGCGATATTGTCTTTAACTCTACGCAGGCTTTTGGTCTATGGACTACAAAAACCACAACTTATACTGCTGTTAATGGCGATAGGGTGCTTGCCGATACTTCTTCAGCGGCGTTTACCATTACACTTCCTGCATCTCCCGCAGTCAATGATGCTGTGTCAGTTGGAGATTATGCTGGCACGTTTAGCACTAACGCGTTGACTATTAACCCTAACGGTTTAAAAATCATGGGGACAGTGCAAAATCTTGAATTAAATGTTGCGTATAGAAACGTAACTCTCGTATATACCGGCAGCACTAAAGGCTGGGTAATTGTTCTTTAATATAGGATTTAAAAAATGACATTACAAATGAGCGCTATTATAGGCACTGGCGGTGCTGGTGGCGGGTGGAATCGTTCTCAAGCATTTGCTAGCGGCGGTACATGGACGCGACCTTCTGGCGCGGTGACTGAATGTATGGTTGTTCTGCTTGGTGGTGGCGGTGGTGGGGGTTCTGGCGGTTATGGACAATCAACTACTAAGCTAACTGGTGGCGGCGGAGGTGGAGGAGGTAGCGGCTATTTAACCACTGCAATCGTTCAAATTACGTCAAATTTAACTGTGTCTTTAGGCTCAGGCGGCGCGGCGGCTACTTCTGCTGGTGCAGGGGGCGCTACAGGAGGAACGTCTACAGTGACCGGAACAGGCGTTTCGTTATCCGTTGCGGGCGGTACTGGCGGAGGATATGGTGATTTCTTTCAAGTTGGTGGTAACGTATATCACGGCTTTGGAGGACTTGGGGGGCTTGGGGGGAATAACGGCGCTACGGGGTCTAATGGGTTTATTCTTACCGCAGGGCAAACCGAAACTTTATACGTTGTCGGCGGCGCTGGCGGAAGCTCACCTTTAAATAATGCTTACGGGTATGGTGGTCAAGGCGCTAAAGGGGTTAGCAATCAAGACAGCTCTATCAATTCGTTTATTAACATTACCGCAGGCACGGGCGGATACTGCCGTATTTTTTGGAGAGAGTGATGAGATATGCAAAAATATTAAGTTTAAAAGTAGAGAACACCCTTGTTTTGCGTGATGAAGATGTACACTTAATGCCTAGTGATTGGGTGCTTGTTAAGTCAGACACAGCAAACATTGGTGACGAGTATGATAACGGTATTTTCATTTCCCCCGCGCCTGTTATACCAGCAGCACTACCAAAACGCATATCTTTAGACGACATACGCAACGCACTAACGCTTGCCGAGAAAATCAAATGGGATAATAACAAGACTGATGAAATCACAACGGTGAAGGTCGAGTTTGCACAACCACTGCTTGTTTCCGATGCAGAGCCTTGGCTTCAACTGCTTGTTGATAGTGGCTCAATTTCACAAGTGTCTATTGATAAGGTCTTATAATGGAGCATTTCATTTCATTATTATTTCTTGCAAGAGATGTTGCCCATCGTGAGCATTTGCGGACGCGTAGTTATGCCGCTCACATGGCGCTTAACGACTTCTACCATGAGATTATCGAGCAGGCAGACGGCATTACAGAAGCGTATCAGGGCAGTTATCAGCTCCTTAAAGACCTTGAAATTATTGGCAGTAAAAACGTCGATAGCATTGAAGACTTTTTGAAAAAACAAGTGACGTGGATTGATGAAAACCGCTATAAAGTCTGCGGTAAAGATGACACGCCAATTCAAAACTTGATTGATGGTATTATGGAAACCTATTTTACCGTTCTTTATAAACTTAGATTCTTGAAGTGAGGTCGAGATGCCCGACGAAGCCTGCCGTTTAGCTAAAGTAGAACAGCGCATTGATGCGCTAGAAGAAGTGTTTGAAGACAGAGGGAGAAAGCTAGACGCTATCATAGCTGCGCTTGACGAGATGAAAACCGAGCAGACGCGCTACAAAGGCTTTATCGGCGGTATCGTATTCACCATCGGCGCGGTGTTCTCTTTTGTCACTTGGTGGCTAGGTAATCGATAATGGAATTCCTACAGTTTGCCTCGGACGTAGGATTTCCTATCGCGGCGGCGACTGGCGGTATGTATTTCGTCTATCTAACGCAGAAATTTCTGCTCGATAGCGTCCTTGAGAAGATTAAAAGCCTAATTGGCATTATCAAGCAACTTGATAAGCGCGTCACCGCTATGTCGTGCGACATTACCAAGATTGACGAGTTGGCGGCAACGGCGCTTAACATACCGCAAGAAAAAGACAAACCAAGACCACCTCCTGTTGAGAGGAAAGATTAATGGACGCTGATGCAATCGCTAAATATATTAACCAATATGGATTCCCAATTATTGCCGCTGGCGGCATGGGTTATATTGTCTACTTTGTATGGCTTTGGGCAACCACCGTCGTAAAGCCTATCCTGCAAGAAGCCACAGACGCACTAATTGAGCTAATCGACCAAGTACGGGTGCTGGATAACGACATGATAAGACTGACGCAAAAACTGACCACTATTCTATTGCTACGGGAAAAGAAATGAAGATAGGTGAAAAAGGGTTAGCCCTAATTAAAGAATTTGAAGGTTGTAAGCTGCAAAGCTATAAATGCCCAGCAGGGGTTTGGACGATTGGCATAGGCTCAACCCGCTATGCGGACGGAACACCCGTGAAAGCTAATCAGGCATTGCCGGGCGAAGCAGCGGCACTGCATTTACTAGCGCAGACGTTAGCGCCGTATGAGCATACCGTCAACGCGATTGGCGAACCGCTTACCCAGAATGAATACGATGCGCTAGTTTGCCTCTGCTATAACATAGGCAGTGGAAATTTAGTTTCGTCAACGCTTGTTAAGATGCTAAAAGCAAAAGAACCTAAATCTGAAATAGCAGAGCAATTTCTGCGGTGGAACAAGGCTGGCGGTAAAGTATTAGCCGGTCTTACTCGACGCAGAAATGCGGAAGCAGAATTGTTTTTAAGCGAGTAATTCGTCACGTTCACGGTTAGCGCGGAGTATGCAGTAGCGCTGATGCAAACGTACCAAAATAGAGCGTCTACGTTTACCGTGACGCTCTGATTTAATCATTTTTTCTAGCTCGTCTTCTGAGTAATTATTCAAATTAAAGAAGATGTCGCGCCATGTTAAGTTGTTCATTTTAATTCCTCTAAGGCAATATCTGAGATTGCGCGTTTGTCATGCAGACTTGCGAATATGCGCTCGTCTACGGTTTTGTCTGTTAGCAGTACATAGCAATATACAGCACTCTTTTGTCCACTACGGTGCAATCGTCCAATGGTCTGCTCATATCTATCAAGTGACCACGGAAGCGACAGGAAGACCATTTTACTGCCGCCAAATTGAAGGTTTAGCCCATGCCCTGCTGACTTAGGGTGAACCAGTAGCAATTCCACTCGCCCTGCGTTCCACGACGAGATGACGTCTTGCTGGTCGATTGTTCGCGCGTTTGGGTATCGGCGTTTAAGTTCTTCAAGCTCTGCCTGAAAGTTGTACACAATAATCGTATTGGCGTGTTGGTTCTCCTCAAGTATTTCGTCTAGCCGGTCAAACTTGTGGCGCGAAAACCATGCGGCGGGTTGCCCTTCAATATACGAAAACCCGCTGGCCATTTGTTGCAGTTTGTTCACCACCACAGCGGCGTTAACCGCTATGATTTCTTTTTCTTCGTAATACACCACAAAGTCTTTCTTCATCTCTTTGTACTGCTTCATGTCCATCGCGCATTTGACTGGCACAACGTTAAGCGGAGGCAAAGTATCCATATACTCTTGCGTGTCGATAAGATACGTTGCAGGCTTAATTTCCGCCATTACGTCACGCAGTGAAGTGGACTTAGCTACCCATTCACCAAAGTCTTTGTTAAGAAGCACAAAATACGTTTGAAGAAACGCGGTCTTGGATTTTCCAAGAAGCGACGCGTCTACTATCTTGCATTGCCCAAACACGTCCTCAAGTCCGTTGCTGGTAAACGAGCCAGTTAACCCCCATTTAATTTTAAAATCCTTGATTAGCCCAAACAGCGCTTTAAAGCGTTTGCCTGATGGATTCTTTAAAACCGTCAACTCGTCAAATACAATACCGTCAAACCCTACCAGTGGCGGCGTTGTTTGCAACGTATCGTAGTTAGTCACTACTACCTGCGTCGGTTTGTTGAACGCTATTAACCGCTGCGCGTAAGAGCCAACGGCGATAGATACTGTCAGATTTGGTGCCCACTTGGTTGGCTCTATCGTCCACACGTCCGTGCAGACACGCTTTGGCGCTATCACTAAGAACCGGCGTACTCTGCCCGTGTCGAGCGCTTGCTGCATGGCGGTTAGCGTTATCGCTGTTTTGCCCGCCCCCACTGGGGCGAGAATCATGCCTTTGTCGATGTTGTTCAAAAACGCAACAGCTTCTATCTGATTGGGTCTTAGCATTGATAATTTTCCATCTTAAATACGCCGTTTGTGGGTGGTCTGCCATCATTGGAATGGTGCAGCAGGGGGTATAACATATCCATACCCCATTCATCGTTTTGAGCTTTGGCTTCATCTATCCCGCCAAGGTAGCACAAAGTCGCTAACCTTCAGGGGGATAAACGGCACAGAATCTAGCCATTTAAGCAAATTCATGTAGTTTTCCATATCTTCGCCACGAAGGCCTTTAATGGTTGGGTCTTGGTCAACAGGTCCACTTTTAAACGCATACATTAGAAATTCTCCAATTTGATTAGTCTGTCTAAATACCATCTTGCTTTGCGTAAATCTTCAACACCGCCTTTTTCTCTAAAGCGCCATTGATACTTAAAAACATTACCGCGCAAATACCCACGAAACTCATCTTGCGTAAGCATTGCTTCCATTGCGTCGATGCACTGCATTTTGTCGCCTTGATAATGTGCTGGCGCGTTTACACTATCGCTCTCATGTACACTGTCACCTCTTAACATAGCGTCATCTCCCAACGTTTAGGCACTAAATAGTGCGTTCTTAGAAATTCCATAAAGTGTTCATTTCGGCGTCTGCCCATTGGTCGCGATTTGGGCTTTTCTCTTATTTCTTCATCGCGAAGTTTCTTAGCTAGAAGTTTAGCGCAATTCGCCTCTAGTAATTTTTTATTAAAATACGC